ATTCGCAAGACTTGATAGATTGACATCGCTCGGACACTACGGAATCTTACTCTTTGGTCTTGATGATGTTAGCACTAAGGAAGTCTTTGCCCAGCCAGTGAAAGGCGGTAAGCGAAACCTGGTATATGTGAAACCCCTATCTGAAGCATCCGCTACTGTATTATCTTGGGATACAGATCCTTCAAGTCCCAGATATGGGATGCCCACCTTATATCAAGTCTCTGTTACAACCCCAGATGGATCAGCGACTGAAGATATGCGAGTGCATTTCAGCCGCGTATTGCATGTGCCCGGAGAGGGGGTGCTGGAGAATGAACTTCAGGGGTCGCCAAGACTTGAGGTTGTCTTCAATAGGCTGAAGGATCTGGAGAAGCTGGTAGGAGGTTCTGCTGAGATGTTCTGGAGAGGGGCAAGGCCAGGATATCAAGGCAAAGTGGACACTGATTATCAAATGACTTCAGATACAGTAGAGGATCTACAGGACCAGATTGACGAGTATGAGCACAATCTGCGTCGCATTCTGGTAAACCAGGGAGTTGATTTACAGGCCCTACAAAGTCAGGTTGCAGATCCTTCAAGTCATGTCGATGTTCAGATCCAAATGATCTCAGCAGTAACTGGAATTCCGAAGCGGATCTTGACTGGATCAGAAAGAGGAGAGCTTGCCAGTACACAAGATAGAGACAACTGGTTTGGTGTGATTCAATCCCGCAGAGAAGAATATGCAGAGCCATTGATTGTTCGACCATTCACAGATCGCTGTATTGAGTTAGGTGTTTTGCCAAAGGCAATGAAAGAAGGGTATTCAGTCCAATGGTCCAGCTTGTTTGAACAGAGTCAGGAAGACCTCGCCAATCTTGGAAAGACAAGAGTTGAGACATTGAAGAGTTACAGTTCTGCTCCGACGAACCAGGATATCATTCCACCCGATGCATTCTTACGTCTGATGCTGAACTTGGACGACGATGAAATCGAACTGATCCAGCAACAGCAAGAAGAGATGGCAAAGCAAGAAGAGAAGGATATGGAGGAGGCTCCGCCTGAGCCAGAGGCTGAAGAGCTGGTTGCTAAGGAACTAGAAGAAGAGAATGAAAAGCCTCTGACTCAGTGGGACCCGGATCAGCCAAGGGATAAAGACGGAAAATGGACTTCTACTGGAGGCAGTATAGATCCCATATCTTTTGCTCATCAGTACGGGTTGGAGGCTGAGATCACTCCCGGAGAGCGTGGCGGAGAATATACCGGAGGTAAGATCTGGATTGGTGATGACGAGACTCCAGGCCAGGCTTTCGCCGGTGACTGGACTGATCCGAAGGCTTCTGACTTTAGGACTGAGGGGGAATACCCATTGAACGTTCGTGTTGCAGCACATGAGATTACACATGGATTGTTCAGTCAGGACCCGGAGCGTGGGCATGTTGCTCTGAAGAAGTTTCAGAAGCTCGGTGTCCCTTCAGATGTAGGTTTTGAATCATTGGTTGACACTGGTGGGGTTTATTTACTTGAGCCAAAAGCTATTACTAATCCAAAGATAAAGGCAGTCCTTGATGAGTGGCTCGGAGATCGTAGAATAGAAGTCAATTTTGATTCAAATTGACAAAGAGATGAGGAGAGTCTGGAGGAAGTGATAAATTAGAAGATTATGATTGCAGCACATAACCACATTCACACTTTCAATCAGAGCCAATACGACCCTACCCACACAACTGTTCTCCGGGATCAGTTTTCAAGGGAAATGGCAAAACGATTCCGGGCATTGCGAGGAATTATCCGAGAAGCGGTTGTCACCCAGGATTGCTTCGGGCTGATGAACGCATCAGCCCGGCTCGGTCCTCCAGCTTTAACCCTTGCGGCCTATGCTGCTATGACACCTCCCAGCTGGAGGGCCTTTGACTTTCCACGTTCAGCTGATAAAGTCCAGGCATTTATGGACTGGCTGAAACGACAAGAAGATATAGGCGTACTGGAAACAGCAACCCAAACTCAGTTAGGTGTTGGGGCAGAAGAAGCATGGACGAATAAATATATCTGGTCAGCATACCAGAAGGGTTTGGTCAGGGCCAGGAATGAATTAAGAGCTGCTGGATACAAGAGTAGAGCAGGGGAAGAGATACCAGAGTTGGATTATGAAGGGGCAGTAAACGTAGCTTTCAATATGCCCCAACATGCAGATCGTGCTGGTCTGATCTATGGACGCGTATATGAAGATTTGAAGGGCATCACTTCTCAGATGGATACTCAGATCAGCCGAGTACTATCTCAGGCAATGTTAGATGGAAAACATCCTTATGAGATTGCCAAGCTGTTGACTAAGACAATCAGTGGACCAATGGGGGATCTTGGAATAACTGATACTTTGGGCAGGTTCATTCCAGCAGAACGTAGAGCAAAGATGTTGGCACGCACAGAAATCATACGTGCTCACCACCTTGCTACTGTACAAGAATATAGGAATTGGGGTCTGGAGGGTGTCAGAGTCCAAGTTGAGTGGCAGACGGCGGGTGATCCGAGGGTCTGTGAAAAGTGTGCTGATCTGGATGGAAAGAAATTCACCCTTGATGAGATAGAAGGGAAAATTCCGGCGCACGTGAATTGTCGCTGCGTAGCGCTTCCCTTGGTCGAGGAGGAGAGGTAGTTTATGGAGCATCCAGAACATAAATTCACCGATTCATTCGTTTGCGACAACTGCGGGATGACAAGGAAAGAAGCTCTGATGTTTGATGAGTTGGTGAAGGTCCTTGCATCACAAGCTGGATATTCTGGTGGGGCTGGCCCATCAATGGATGAGATAAAGGAAGAAGCAAAACGGAGACTTGAAAGAGGAGACTAACCATGTCCGAGAAAAAGACATTTAAAGAAATTATGGCAAAAACATATCAAATTATCGAAGGACTGGAGGAAGAGGGCTTTTCCTCCGAAGACATTTTTATGGTGGTTGCCCAGCTTGAAGCCGCGGTTGCCGCAGAGCAAAAGGCTGCAACTCAATTGAAGATGCAGTCGGAGATAGCTTCAAGTTTTGCTGGTGCACTTCAAGATAAACTCAGAAAAGATTTTCCAATTCCTTTCCCGAAGAAGGGGTTTGGGAAGACGAAAGGAGGACAAAACTGATGCCTAAGAAAGATGGAACAGGACCTCCGGCCGGTGGCCGCAGGAAAGATGGTAGTGGGGGAGGAAAAGGCAATCAAGAAAGGGAAGTGCTGATAGTGGGTGATCTCGTTCAACTAAATTCGGATTGGGTTGAAGTAGCCGAAACTTTTCTCCGGAGTGTCAAAGAAGGCAGGATCACTCATGGGGCTATTATATACCGTGCAGCAGATGGTGAGCTTGAGTGGGGTGTCCTCGGCTACAATGAAAAGACGTATGTGGTTGGTTTGCTGGAGCGGTTGAAGCAAAGTGAGGCGGATGCTGAACAGATCTGGGAAGAAGAGGGGGAGTGATTTTGCCCTGGCGTCTTAGCGATGTAGAAAAATTCAATAAGGGACTTTCCAAGAAACAGAAGGAGCAGTGGGTGACAGCGGCTAACTCATCCCGTGAGTCTTGCTTGAAAAAAGGTAAGACTGAAAAGGAATGCGATGCTCAGGCAATTCGGATTGCAAATGCCGTGGTAAAAGCAAACTGGAATCCAAGTCAGCCAAGAGACAAGGATGGAAAATGGACTGCTGGTGGATCGGGTTCTGTGGGAGAAACTAATCTATCAGATAGGGTTAAATCAGTTACTGAAGATAAATGGTCCAATTTTACACTTGAAGAGATTACGCATGGTCACTGCTTAGAATGGGCCAAGGATGTAAAGAAGTCCATTCCGGAGGCGAAGGTTAGGGATGTGGATCTTTGGCCGATGCGGGGAAAGTCAGATCTGCCATATCATGTCTGGGTAGAGATTGGAGGAAAGGCATTAGATGCCGAATCTCCAGACGGCGTTTCCTCTTGGAAACAGTTGAATTACTTCAAGAAACATAAGAATCAGTCTTCTCTCAAAAAACTGAGGCCGAGGGACATGCCTGGGATAAATGCGGGCGAAAATACAGTAGTGAAGACTCAAGGAGCGAATCCAATGGACAACAAAGAAGAACTGACAGAATCGGAAGTCATGTATATTCCAAAACCAGAAGATGTCATTCAGACCGACGGGTATAAACCGCGAACTGAAATGTTCGATGGGAAGAAACATCTGGTAGTTCCTGTTGTCCTCATGGTATCTGGTGTCCACAATGGAAGTCATGGCCCAGTCCTTCACACTGAGGATGATCTGGCAAAGTACCCGGTATCCTGGAATGGGATACCAGTTGTAGTTCAACACCCAGAAGAGAATGGAGTGAATGTATCCGCCAACAGTCCTGAGATTCTTGATCAGGCAATTGTTGGGCGGGTATTTGGAACTCGCTTTGATGAAGGCAAGCTTAGGGCAGAAGTTTGGCTGGATGAGAAGCGATTGTCCCGCATTTCTCCAGAGTCGCTCGAATGTATTCGTAACCAAGCACCGCTGGAAGTAAGTGTGGGGGTGTTTACAGATGATGAAGAGGTTGAAGGTCAGTGGGGAGATGAAACTTACACAGCCGTTTCTCATAACCATAGGCCGGATCATCTGGCGTTGCTACCCGGCAGTAAGGGAGCATGCAGTTGGGACGATGGCTGTGGAATTAGAGCAAATAAGGAAGGAGGGAATGTGAATGAAGTGAAGGTGAATGTAAGCAAAAAGGCTGGGATGGAGAAAGGAGATCTTATGCAGCTGATTGATTCTCTCCGTTCCTTGGTGGATGCAAAAGGTACGATTTCTTCGGTTCCTGAGGCAGTAGGATATTCATTTCTGGAAGAAGTGTATGACGACTCCGTTGTCTATTGCACTACGATGCCAGCCGGGGAAAAGAAATACTTTAAGCAGTCATACAAGACGAAAGACGATGGAACTGTCGAATTGGTCGACGATGCAGTTGAGGTGAAAAAAGAAGTTAAATTTCAAACTAATGAACCCCCGAAGAAAGGAGGTATAGATCAAATGGCTGAAAAGAAGAAAGGATGTTGCCCTGAGAAGGTCGAACTCTTGATTCAGAGCGAAGTGATGAGCTTTGACGAGGATCAGAGAGATTGGCTTGAGGGCTTGGATGAGGATCAGGTTGACAATCTGCTGGAGCTGGAGAATTCAGCACAGGCTCTTCAGGATGAGAATACTACACTGAAGGAGCAGGTAGCATCGCTTGAAGCCAGGGTGGCTGATTTGGAGAAACTTCTGGAGGAGAAGAATGTAAAGGCAAACGAGGCTGCCCCCCAGATGAATACCGATCAGGCCATCAAGGTGCTGAAGGATCATCTCTCTGATCCGGCACGGTTTCTCCAGCTTCTACCGGATGAAACCAGAAAGCAGATGGAGCATGGGCTCCGACTCCACAAGGCGTATCGCGAGGATCTGATTTCCAAGATTCAAACGAATGCTCCGGAGGAGGTTTACACTGAGGACGAACTGAGGGTCATGGAAGACAGGGATCTTGAGCGGCTGAATAAGCTTGTCAAGCCGAAAGTGGATTACTCCCTGTTTGGCGGGAAGCCGGTCCAGTCAATGGAGTCTCAGGTTGCTCCTCTCCTGCCGCCTGGCGTCAAAGTCGCGGCATAACAAATTTGCAAGAAAGGAGGTATAAATAGATGGCGTATAATACGATCAAATTGAAAAAATACCTGGACA